ATAAAGCCCTAAGGTATTATTAACCCTTGTAATGAAGTAGAAGTGAGACCCTACGGATTTGCGAGGGTTTTTTTATGCTTAACAAACAACTAATGGCAAAAGACAAAAAAAGTTTCCTATTGTATGCTGACTTAATACATACAATCGAGAAGCTGAACGACGAACAGGCGGGTAAATTGTTTAAACACGTACTTAGATACGTAAACGATCAACACCCAGAAAGCGACCAATTTACTGAGGTGGTATTTGAACCAATTAAACAAACCTTAAAGCGTGACTTGGAAAAGTACGAAGGTATACGACAACGTAATAGCGAAAACGCAAAGAAGCGATGGGATGCCACCGCATGCGACCGCATACCAAATATGCCAGCGGTTACCAAAAATGCCGATAATGATAGTGTTAATGATAATGATATAAATATAATAGACTTTGAGTCTTTACTTTTGTTATTGCAAGCTACCTTTAAAAGGAAGTTTAGAGTAATGAACGACAAAGTTAAAAGGTCGTATAAAGCACGTATAAAAGAAGGTTACACAATAGACGACATTCACAACGCCATTAAGAACTGCAAGGAAAACCAATTTCATAAAGACAATAACTACAACTATTGCACGCCTGAGTTCTTTAGTAGGGCCGAAACTTTAGATAAATACGCGGACAGAACGATAGTAACCGAAAGTGACGCTATCTTAGCACACCTTAAAAACAATTAAAATGCTACTGAAACAAGGTGACGCCTTACAATACTTACTAGACGTAAGAGACGGCAAAATAAAACAAGGTTTAGGGCTTGACTGCTATCTAGACGAACACCTAAAATTTAAACCTAAACAACTAAACATTATTTTAGGACATGACAACGTTGGTAAGACGTACTGGATAAATTGGTATTTCCTCACCCTAGCTTTAAAGCATGACTTAACCTTTTGCATTTGGTCGGGTGAAAACCAAAAGGGCCAAATTTTGCGCGACATGGTGCAAATGTATCGAGGTAAGCATTTCAGTAAGTTGACGCATTCACAAATTAATAGCGACGTTGCCTACTTAGAACAATACTTTACGTTTATAGACAACTCAAATTTGTACAAACCCGAAGAAATTCTAGAACTATTCAAGCAAAGCGGGGCTAAAGTTGGGTTAATTGATCCATTCACGGGCCTAGATAGGGAAATGTCGTTTGCTGGCAATTACGAATTTATGAATACTGCCCGTCAGTTTGTCAATAAAACAGGCATGACTATCTACATAAACACCCACCCGAATACTGAAAGCGGTCGAAGCGGTAATTTATATACCGAAGGCGAATTAAAGGGCCATTTGAAAGCCCCTTTAAAGGACGGAATAGAAGGCGGGAAGGCCTTTCTTAATCGTTGCGACGATATGCTCGTTATTCACAGGTTAATTAAACACCCTGAGTATAAATTCAAAACGTGGGTAAACGTGGAAAAAGTCAAAGACACCGAAACGGGTGGCAAACATACTGAAATTGATTTTCCTGTAGTGTTCGACTTCAATAGCGGTTTAGGCTTTACAATTAACGGCGTAGACCCACTACAAAAACACAGACCAAAAGAAGTACAAACCAAACTACCTGACGGCGAACTAGAAAATACTAGCGCAAAGCTTCGTAGATTAGCAAACCAAACACCCTTTTAAATATGGATCTAGACTTAAGAATACTTTGGGCTAAAAACGTTATTTGGTGCGTTCGTGAACGAATTAAAAACGTACGCGAAAAGCTAGAAAAGGACAAACCAGACGCAAAGGACTACATAAACGGAAGTAAAGAAAGCGAAGAACAACTTCTAAAAACCGAACTAGTAATAATCGAAATGGAAAACGAAATAAAAGGCCTAAACCGCGAACTAAACCAGCTAGCTAGACGCAACGCTGAACTTCGAGTAGCCTACCAAGAACTAAAAAACGAACTAAAGTTCAAAGACATAGACCTTTAACTATACGCCTAAGCATATAAAAAGACGAATATAAACGAAAATATACGTAAAAACATATAATGAACAATGACAAAATACAATGCTTCACCTGTTTCAAGTTTAAACCCCTTACAAGCTACGACGAAAACCGACGTGAATACGGACGACCAGAACGAAAAGGTAAGCTATTTAGTTGCAAAAGATGCACACGAACGCGAATGTTGCGTGAACTACGAGCCGTTAGATACGACTTTACAGAACGAAAGTTTGTAGTACACCACTTTAAGAATAAAAACCAAGCATCAAAATTTATCAAAGATGAACATATTAGAATTACACGCGGGGAGTAGATCAATAGGGCGCGTAGCTGACTCTTTAGGTTACAATGTTTTTTCTATTGACTGGACGAACTACGAAAATATAGACCTTGTAGCTGACATTGAAAAGCTTACTATTCAAGATGTCCCATTTATTCCCGACATGGTATGGACTAGCCCAGACTGCACAACCTATTCAATAGCTGCAATAAGTCACCACAGAAACGGAACGAAACCCGTAAGTGAATACGCTATAAAATGCGACGCAGTTAACTACAACCAAATAAACCTAATTAATGAATGGTTAAAGCTAAACCCAAAGCTTAAATTTTTTATTGAAAACCCGCGCGGCATGATGCGTAAAATGCCATTTGTTCAAAACATGGATAGGGCAACTATTTGGTATTGCCAATATGGCGACGACAGGGCAAAGCCTACAGACATTTTTACCAATCATTTGTTTTCCGTTTTTAACCCTGAGGGCTGGACACCTAAACACGAATGCTTTAACGGGAATAAAAAGTGCCACCACGAAAGCGCGCCTAGAGGATCCAAGACAGGAACGCAAGGTAAAAAAGGAAGCTACGAACGTTCTAGAATACCCGAAGCTTTAGTCATAGATATTTTAAAAAGTGTAAAAAATGCGTTGTAAAAATTGTAAAGACAAGTTCGAGCCTGTCCGTTTTAATGCTAAGTATTGCCTAAAAGACGAATGTATTAAAGCGTTTGTAGAAGAAGTCAAGGCTAAGGAATGGAAAAAGACGAAGGCCAAGCTTAAGAACGAAATAAAAACGAACTCAGACTGGCTTAAAGAAGCACAAAAAGTATTCAATACATACATACGCTTAAGGGATCAAGGTAAACCTTGCGTAAGTTGCAGCGGTTCTTTAGGTGAAAAGTACGACGCTGGGCATTATTTCAGCATGGGCGGACACAAAGCCGTTACATTCAATGAAGACAACGTTCACGCACAATGTGTCACCTGTAACCGATACAAACACGGCAACCTTTTAGAATATCAAATAGGAATTGAAAAGCGAATAGGCGCTGAACGACTGCTAAAATTACACGCTGAGGCCCACGAGGTGCGTAAGTACACCACCGACGAACTAAAAAAAATTATATCGACGTACAAAAAAAAGTGTAAGGAATTAAAATAAGTGTTATATTTGCATATAACAATTTAAAAACAAGCTATGAAAAATTTATTTAAAGCGCTGGCTAATTTCCAGCAAGAAGTGCCTGTAATTCACAAAGGAACTCAGGGGTTCGGCTATTCTTACGCCGACTTACCCGCTATTTTCGACAAGATTAACCCGCTACTAAAGAAACACGGGCTAGGCTTTACGCAATTAATTAACGGCACAGACTTAGTAACGTGCATTTTCCACGTAGAAAGCGGCGAAACTATCGAAAGCACTACAGCAATACCGCAAGGCGTACAACTCAAAGGCATGAACGACTTTCAAGTTATGGGGTCGGCTATTACTTACGTTCGACGTTATGCCCTTAGTTCAGCTTTAGGCCTAGTTACCGACAAAGACACGGACGCAAGCGGTGAACAAGTTAAGAAATTACCCGCTATTGATAACAAACGCTTTCAAGACGCGTGTAAAGCCATTGTAGAAGGTAAAGTAACTAAGGAAAAGATAACTTCCAGCTTCACTTTGACTGAGTCACAAACCGAAATGCTCGAAGCCCTATGACTGCTTTTAAAGTACGATGTTCAGCACTTGGAAAAGTAATGACGTCACCGCGTTCAAAAAGCGAAATACTCAGCCAAACGGCTAAGACCTATGTAGAAGAACAGGTTCTACTAGCAAAATACGGAATAGTAAAGACGTTTAACTCGCGTTACACCGACAAAGGTAACCTAGTAGAAGACGAAAGCATTAAACTAGCTAGCGAAGTCCTAGAGTTAGGCTTCATCTTAAAGAACGACGAACATTTCAGTAACGACTGGGTAACAGGTACGCCCGACGTAAACACGGCTAACTATGTTCTAGACGTAAAAAGTTCTTGGGACGCTACGACATTCCCGTTCTTTGCTACAGAAATACCGACTAAAGACTATTACTATCAACTACAGGGCTACCTATGGTTAACAAACAAGACTAAAGCCTTACTAGTTTACTGCCTAGTCAATACACCGCTAGACATGGTTCAAGACGAAATAAGACGCGCGCATTGGAACGCTAACCTACTAGAAGAAAGCCTCGATCTAATAGACGAAGTACAGAAACGCCACAACTTCGACCATATACCAGACAACCGCCGTGTGAAAGTCTTTGAGGTCGAACGTGACGACGAAGTAATAGAACAAATAAAAGAACGCGTCGAACTATGCCGCGAGTATTACGAAACCCTTTATAATTTCCTATGAAACAGCAAATAGAAGACAAAATAGTTTTACGCGTTTTGGCCCGTTTTAACGAACGTTCGAAACTCGGAATAATGAAATACAACACAACGCTAGAAAGAAACGACCTGAGCGCCTTAGAATGGCTTACACACCTACAAGACGAACTCATGGACGCGACTTTGTATGTAGAACGACTAAAAGACGAAGTAAAAACCTTTAAACAACAAGAATAATGAAAACAGCAGTAGAATTATTAGAAAGTGTTGAGGTTGATAAGTTTGCTAAAGATTGTATTAAACATAGATACAATAGTTATGGTGAAAACATAACTTCAGAAACTCAAAAATTAGATACAATTTATGGATTTAAACAAGGATTCCAAAAAGCAATTGAATTACTTAAACAACAAGAACAATGAAATACTACCATTTAACATTTTTAAGAGACGGTGAGTACGTTACTGCATTTGCTCATACAACAAGTATTACAAACTTCCTTTTAATTGAGAAAACTTTAGGAAGGGAAGTACATATTCTATACTCAAGAGAGATAGATGAAGAACAATATAATTTATTTTACTCTAAACAACAAGAACAATGAATATACATTTAAAAACATCTATTGCTTTACTTTTAGTAATTGTATGTACGGGATTAGCAATATTTTATCCAATAATAGGAGTAGTAATATTTTGCAGTGTAATTCTTGCACTAATTTATACTCTTCTATATGATTTTATTAAAGACTCGTTTTAACCTTTAAACAACAAGAACAATGATAGCATTATTTATAGTACCAATTGTATTGGTAGCATTTATTTCCTACTACTTAGGAAGAAACCGAGAAAGAATAGAGTGGAACAAACTAATTAAAGACGGAATATTACCTAAACCTAAAAAAGAAGAACAATGAAACTAAACAAAGACGATAGACGAGAAGAGATGGCAGCTTATGGCACTATGGCTATTCTCGCAGTAGGTTTAATGCTAATAATCTACGCAATATTTTGTAACCTTAATTAATATATACAATGAAAACACAAACAGAATTTTACAACCAAGAACAAGGATTTTCTTATTTTGAGCAATACTTTACTACTCAAACAAAAAATAAAATAAGTATTGAAGAATGGAATAATATAAATGAGTTCATTCAAGAAGTTGTTGATAAAATGAGTAATGGGGATACAATAGTATTAGAGCTTAAAAAAAATAATAATTAAATAAATACAAAATGGAAAACAAGTTAAACACTGGAGCAATCTTTAAAAACGACAAAAAGACGAGCGACAAGCACCCTGATTACAGAGGTAAAGTAAACGTAAACGGCAAAGAAATGGAAATAGCCCTTTGGGTTAAGACGTCTAGTAACGGAAATAGTTATTTTAGCGCGTCTTTTTCTGAGCCTTACGTAGCCCCACAATCTGCGCCCCTAGTTTCAAACGACGACTTACCCTTTTAAAGCATGATCATGTTTATTCAAGACGAAGCGCTAAGGCGTGGGCTTAAGGAATTGTTGAAAACACGGACAAGAAACCAAATAGTAACCGAAATAAAAGAACGGACTGGGAAGTTTCACCATTTCCAAATAAACAATTTCTTAGACGGCAAAGACGTAGCCCTTTCGACCCTCATTAAACTAGACGAATACCTTTATAAACACCTACATTAGTAACTAGCCCCCGTAAAAAGGGGCTTTTTTGTTTAAAATATTAATTGTTTGAAAATTAAACATATATTTGTTTAGAAATTAAACACATGGAAATACTACTTTACACGGCTTTAGCTTGGTTTTTAACGAACTTTGAGCCATTACAGGACCTCATAGACCGCGTATTTACCGAAGTGCCTTTAAATCGCCTTACAATCTATTTACACAATGCGTTTGGTTGTCCTAAGTGCATGGGGTTCTGGACTACGTGGGCGTTAAGCGGTGAATTTCTTACCGCGTGCCTTGTTTCTTTATGTTCTTACGTTGTTGACTTATGTTTAGCGAGGCTGAATTACTAGAAATAAACGGAATACTAGCCAACTTGAACCCTCAAAGGCTTAGTAAAATGCACTTACGCAAGTTGCAAACGATTAAAAACAGGGTGACAGGGCAATACGACCGCCGTTGTTTGTGCGCCCCTCAGGAACGAACAAAATTTTACAATGAGTTCTTACAATGGTTTGAAGCGAACGCTTGACAGATACGTAAGCGAGAATTACGAAGAAGTAAGGGCATACGCTAATTACTTTCTGACTCGTTATGTCAATAGTAAGAAGCTAGTCTGTTCGATGCTGAACGCTGACACCTGTATAAACAACGCCTATTTGCACGTTTTGACTATTCCCGACGCAAAGACGGACGAAAATAGCGTAAAAAGCTACCTACTAAACACAATTAAATATCAAATTATTTGGAACACGTCTTTAAGCCACAAACAAGACGACATAAATAGTCAGTACCCAGACCTAATAGACGAACCCGAAGACGACGAAGTACTCGAAAAGATACGTTTTGAAAACGAATTTAACTTCAAAATGTGGTGCATTCAGAAATACCGCGACGAAATAACGAACCCCGTAGAAAAGCAAATAGCAAAAGTCTACTTCGACCTAAAGAAACAGACCGCTGAAGCTATGGCCGACTACTTTAAGGTAAGCCGTACGTCTGCTCATTACATGATCAGGGACTTAAAACAGAAAATAAAAAAAATTCAATATAGTTATGAACACCTATAAACTGCTTTATGTAGTCGCTACCCTGTCTTTTTTGGCAGCTGGCATAGCTTTAGCCTACGAAGGTGACACAATGTACTTGAAAGTTCTAGGGGTGGGCGCAGTTGCGCTCATTTTAGGCCGTCTAGACTACGAAATAAACACGAACGAAAATGAAAATTAAAGAAGAATACAAAGGTAAAACAATTATTACCTACGACTCAGTACTAGGACAACGCAAAATCGAGGTTGACAAGATAGACCCGAAGCGTTTTAGCTACTATAATACTATCGGACTAGGCTATTTATTCGAGAAATCGACTATTTCTTACACAGGAATAGACCAAGAAGTTAAGGAGTCGGATGCAGTCGCAGAACCTCAGGCAGTCGAACCGAAGCCAGCACGCAAGAAACCCGCTACAAAAACACGTAAACGTAAAACAAATGCCTCAGCCAATTAAAGGAGAAAAGAAAGACACTTTTATTCAGCGTTGCATGAGTGACGAAGAAAGTGTAGGCGCATTCCCTGACGAAAGCCAGCGCTACGCCGTTTGTAACCGAGTTTGGGAAACACACGCCCGCGAAGCTATGAAAGCCTACGTTAAAAGCCTTAAAAATGAAGTACGCAATTCTTGACTATGGCAAAGACATGGCAGACACCGCACACGTAATTCTAAACCAATTACAAAGTGAAGGCGCGCACATGATTATTTACTTGACAGACGCCGACGGACTCCTATGTTTAGAGTACATAACGGAAGACGAATTTCTAGACCACTATAAAAAAACGAACAATGGCAAGACCTAGAAACATAAAAGACCCAGAAGAACTATATAGCCTATTCGAGCAATACGCAATAGAAACCAAAGGACGTACACGCAAAGTACCCAAAGCCACAAACAAAGGCGTATTATATGAAGAACACGTACCCCCGTTAACTATTGACGGGTTTAAGACGTTCTGCAATAAACAAGGTATGGACATCAACCGCTATTGGTATGGCATAGGGGAAGGGTTCGACGCGTTTGTAACCATCGTTACGCGTATTAAAGAAGAAATTCGAAACGACCAAGTCGAAGGGGCGCTCGTTGGCCAATACCAACAGAATATCGTAGCCCGACTAAATGCGTTAACCGAAAAGACGGACGTAACCTCGAACGGCGAAAACATAAACGAAATCAAAATAAGCATTATAAGACCTGACACTAAGGAACTAGAGTAACATGGAACTAAAGAGTACAATAGTCTTTGAACGTAACTACGACGCGCTTTATAATAACGAGGCGCGTTTTATCATTAACGAGGGTGGCAGCCGTTCAAGTAAGACCTACTCGCTTTGCCAGCTTATTTTAGTCTATTGCCTACAGAATAAAGGCGTGGTCGTTTCAATAATTCGTAAGACATTCCCAGCACTTAGGGCAACCGCTATGCGCGACTTCTTCGAGGTGCTTAAAGAGTCAGGTATCTACGACAAGGCTAGCCATAACATGAGCGAACATATCTACACCTTTCCAAATGGGTCTATGGTCGAGTTCTTTAGTGTTGACGACGAACAAAAGATTCGAGGGCGTAAGCGTAACCTAGCATGGTGTAACGAGGCGAACGAATTATTTTACGACGACTTCACGCAGTTAAACATGAGGACCGAACAAAAGCTAATCTTTGACTACAACCCCTCAGACTCGACCTCATGGCTTTACGACCTACCAAAAGACGAAAGCATTTTAATAAAGTCAACGTACCGCGACAACCCGTTTTTACCTGATAGTATCAAACGACAGATAGAAGACCTCAAAAGAACGGACGAAGCCCTCTATCAAATTTACGCGCTAGGTGAAAAGGCTATAAGTAAGTCGAATATCTATTCAAACTTTACATTCTTACCGCACAGGCCCGCACGCTTTACTCAGTTCATATACGGGTGTGACTTTGGGTACAATCACCCGACGGCTTTAATGCGCGTCTACTGGCACGAAAAAGACATATTCATAGAACCCGTCATATACGAAAGCTACCTGACCACCTCGAACCTAATCGACCGACTAGCTGAACTAAACATAGAAAAGGAAGTAGAAATAATAGCCGACTACGCACGCCCTGAGATCATTGCCGAAATGAACCAAGCGGGCTACAATGTTCTAAACGCAAACAAGGTCGTCAAGAAAGGTATCGACAACGTTAAGACGTTCGGGGTGTTCTGTCTTGAAAACGAATACTTGAAAAAGGAATACCAAAACTATAAGTGGAAAAAGATAGGCGACACAATAACGGACGAACCCGTGAAGCTTTACGACGATGCGCTCGATGCGACTAGGTACGCCGTGACCTACATAAAAGAGCAATACTTTACAGACGACGCCTACTTCGCTTTCTAATTAAACACGGACTTAAAATAATATTGTTATGGCACAAACTATAATAGCACAACCCCAAAGCTTTACACCCGCTTACAACCCTATCAAGTACTTAATAGACTCAACGAACAAGAACCTTACAGGCTTCAAGTATATCTTTGACGTGTACGACGGCTCAATTAGAATAGGACGTTTCAAAGCATTACCGCGTATCAATGACGGACTAGGCGAACTAGACCTAAGTAGGTTCTTAAATTCTTACGTCTTGTTTGACTTCGAACCCAGCGTAACAACGGACTATGCGGCTATAAATTGCTTCTTTAACTACACCCTAGAAGTAGGTGAAGAATACCTAGCTGAATTTACCTACACCTCAGCCCTAACCAACTCAGGCGGGAATGTACGTATTAACGTTACAAACACGTTCCTGGTAGGCGACCAAGTAAACATTCTACAAGCTGACGGCGGTACGGCTAACCCTTTAGTCGAAGGCTTACATTCTGTTACCGCTTCAAGTGGTACATGGTTTGAAATAGGCGTGGCTTGGGCAAGTGTTACCAATGCCAATATAGACGGCTCGGTTACCTACGCGGACAACCGCAAAATAGTAACCTATGGAATAACGGACTTAAGTGGCCAAGTATTCAACGGGGCTTTCAAGTGGGTTAACTTCCCGAACTACGAAGCTACAGACTACACGCTTAACTCAGCTACAAAGCTATGGCTTACAGACCAACCAAAGACGAACTACTACGCTACACTTGCTCAGGACATTTGGTTAAACGCTAAACCAAAACCAAACAAGAAAATCATTTTTACCAACTCGCAAGGTGAAACTTTCTCAAAAACCTTAAGTGCATTGTCGAGCATTACGGGTATTGCTGTAGGTCCTAACAACTTGGGGGTCCTTACGCCTATTGTAGGAACGTTGCCACTAATCAAACCTGACACAACCTATTACACGTTTTACTACGAAGACACAGGACAAGACTCGATAGAATACCGCGTAAACCTAGACCGACGTATTTCTATTACTGAATACGACCTGGTTTTTCTTGATCGCATGGGCTCTATGTCTAGCTTTGCCTTTCAGCTTAAAGCCTACGAACGTGGTGACGTGCAACGCGACGAATATAACAAAGACGTTCAGGGCTACGTTCAGGCGGGTG